TCGCGATACTCGCTTAGTGCTCTGATCATAGCTTCTATTTGATCTGGGTGCTTCTTGAACTGTGTAGCCGCCCAAACTTTAACATCGAAAGGCTTCTCTTCTACGTCAGCTTTAGGTGGATCTATGTGCCACTGTTGGACTTCAGTAAAAAGATGCAAACAGAATGCTTGAACATCGTCAAACTCTGTGACTCTCTCGTTCTTCTGTTTTTTGTTAAGGGTGTACTGGCTCTTCTCTTTATTCCAAGTCACTAACCCGTTGTCTTTTATCCAACGTTTGATGCGTTGTTGGTTTATGCCGTTAGTCGCATTTATTAATCTTGTGAAGTACGTGGCATCACCATGTTCAAATGCATACCCTGCCGCGTTGCAAAGTACTTCGTGAACATTCTTTCTGATAGCTTCCGACGACTTTCTGATGCCACCAATTTTAACTCCCATTTGCTTAGATGTAAGCATAGTATATCCTCCGATTAGGTTTAAGGGTTGTGGTAATATGCACCTGAGTGATGCACATTATATAAACCCCTTCAGGTTTATTATGGCCGCCGAACTTAATCGGTGAGGAACCTATTCATCGCACTAGGTGTGCGCTAGGTATCATGCGTGCGATTACACGCGTCCTATCCCATCTACTAACGGCCCCAGCTCTCTACCCACACCTACGCACTTGTCACGTGCTACGCCTTTCGACTTGCCTATGGTTTATCCTCGTCAGAGGGCATGCGCTCCAATCCATTGCGCGTAAATAATACGCTCGCAAAACTGTCACACGAATACCCTGAAGCATCTTCCGAAGGAGTAACCTTAATTCCCGTCCTAAGACCTGAGGGCTTTCAAACTCCTTACTACTGGCGCAGGGGAAATGGAGAGGGGGAGGGGCCGATGGGGTGGCCCCCCAGCCCCAGCCCTTATGTAGTCCGTATATCGCAACCCCTATTTTTTACTAATGTTCCCCTTTTGTTCTACGTCATGCAGTTTCTTGACGAAAATCTGTGTATCTGTTACTGTGTGCGTATGAACGAGCGCGTAAATCATGTTATTGATCCGACAAAGGTAGACCAACCTATCTTAACCTCTGCTGAACTGGCCAAGATTGAGGAAGATCCCTCTCTAATGGAGACTGTTGCGAGGCTGCTGGGGGCTGTAAACCTCGACAATTTGTTTCGCACCATGCAAAACCCTGAGATAAATCCGACTGCGCGTATAGAATTTCAAAAAATGCTTAATAAAATGGGCCGACTAGAACCTGACACCAAGGCAGATGTCTCTGGGCAGGGCCCGCAAGTTGTAATCAACATTACAAGAGCCAAAGACCAAGACGATGCGATCACGATAGAAGGGCAACCTATTCCAGATGATGCATGAAATTAATTTCGAGGTTATAGAAAGCCTCGATGAGTTCTTTTACAGCAAAAAATTTATTTCGTTGGCGGTGGGCCCGGTAGGATCGACGAAGACGACGGCTGGAATCATGAAAATTCTACACCATGCAGCGTTAATGGCTCCATGTAAGGACGGAATTAGACGTTCCAGAGCGATTTGGGTGCGAAATACGCGAGAACAGCTGCGCGATACGTCCATTCCTGACTTCCTAAAGTGGATTCCAGACGGAGTTATGGGTAGTTTTCTTAAAACTGAGTACAAATTCCTGCTAAAAGTAGGCGATATTGAGTGCGAAGTGCTGTTTAGGGGCCTCGACGACGCCAACGACGTACGTAGATTGCTGTCTTTACAGGCTAGTTTCTTCGTATTTGACGAGTTTAGAGAGATACATCCCGACATTTATAACGCTGCACAGGGTAGAATAGGCCGATATCCCGATAAAATGATGAATGGGGTGGGATGTCAGACAGATGACGGAGAACCTAACATGCACCTCTGGGGCATGACAAACCCCCCTGATATGGACACATATTGGGAAGATTTGCTTACAGAACCCCCTGAAAACGTCCATGTGACGATACAACCAAGTGGTTTAGCCCCTGAAGCAGACTGGACACAGTTCCTACCTGATGATTACTACGACAACTTAGCCCAAGGTAAGACTGAAGACTGGATTGATGTGTATATACACGCTCAGTTTGGTAAGTCTTTAAGTGGGCAACCCGTGTTTAGATCGTTCGACAGGGCAGTACATGTGTCTAAGACAGAGCTAACGCCTATGTTCACAGATTCTTCTCTTATAATCGGTGTAGACGCGGGGCTGACGCCTGCTGCAGTAATCGGCAACGTCGCCTACGACGGTCGCCTGGTAGTCTACGACAGTCTTATCTCTGACGGAATGGGGGCGCTACGCTTTGTAAGAGAGCGACTCAAGCCCCTTCTTGTGAATAAGTACCCTGGGCGTAGGGCGCTGATAATAATTGACCCAGCGGCGTTCCAACGCGTGCAGACGGATGAACGTACGGTAGCTGACATATATAAAAACGAAGGGTTTACTGTAAGGCCCGCTCGTACTAATTCCGTGGCTGCAAGGATTTCTGCTGTAGATAAGTACATGACTAGAATTGTAGACGGTAAATATGGTTTTCTTGCTTGCCCTACCCATGCGACAAATTTGATACAGGCGCTAGCGGGTAAGTACCGTTACAAAATAAACACCAAAGGTGTACGAGATGAGAAGCCAGAAAAATCCCACCCCTGGTCAGATGTGGCTGATGCGTTTCAATACATGTGTTTACATGCTGACGGCGGTGAGGTATTTGGAGCGATGAACTTTTCGAACCAAAGGAAATCAGTTGTCAAAGTTTCATCTGGCGGCTGGACATAATCTGTTGACGCGTTGACAGTTTAATGATAGGAATCTGATATGACGCTTGGCCCAGCTATAATTCCTGTTGCCCGTGCTAGTGATTTGGAAGCGGCAGCAAAACGCGAGTCTGACGACACGCAAAATAGACCTGTTGTTCAGGGCCTAGCTGCGCATACGCGCAAACGTTGGGAAATTATGAGAGATCATTTTCGTGATGATCTTGAAGATAGACTCATTGCTTGCATCCGTGCACGTAACATGGAGTACGAACCTTCCAAACTTGCAGAGATAAAAGAACAAGGTGGTTCTGAAATATTTATGGGTATCGTTAGTTCTAAGTGTCGTACAGCGACAGCTTGGCTAAGAGATACTCTTTTAGGACAGGGTCAAGATAAACCTTGGTCACTTTCCGCCACTCCTATTCCTGAAGTACCCCCTGATATTGCGCAAGCCATGCAGAATATTATGCGTGAAAATTTAATGCAGTACTACGCAGAAGGTGGGCCGCAGCCTAATCCACAGGAGCTAAAAGAATTAGCTAGTGGCATGAAAGACACAGCTATGCGAGCTATGAAGTTCGAAGCAGAAAAACGTGTCGAGCGCATGGAATTAAAAATGGAAGACCAAATGACAGAGGGTGGATACACCAAAGCTCTGTTTGAGTTTACAAACGATATTGCTACGTTCCCTTACGCTATAATGAAGGGGCCGATACCACGTAAACGAAAAACAATGAAGTACATGGAAGGTGGACTTGGTGTTGTTGAAGTATTTCGTGATGAGTGGGAGCGCGTAGATCCGTTTAAGTTTTACTGGTGTCCTTGGGGCGATAATGTGCAAGACATGCCAGTTATTGAAGTTCATCACTTAACCCGCGAAGACGTTGAAGGTATGATTGGCGTTGAAGGATATGATGAAGCGTCTGTACGTTCCTTGCTTGTAGATTTTGGTGCAGGTGGCATGGGATGGCTTGACCAAGATAGTAATGAATATGAAGATGCTACAAGCATAGATATGGATGATGCAAGTTCTGATGTTATTGCAGCATTGCAACTGTGGGATACAGTTCCAGGAAGTTTATTATTAGAGTGGGGAATAGACGAAACTGAAATAGAAGACCCTCAAAAATCTTATCCGTGTGAAGTGTGGATGGTAAACAATACTGTCATTCGTGCGGTTCTTAATTATGACCCAATCGGTCGTAAACCTTACTACGTTACCTCATTTGAAAAAGTGCCAGGCCGTCTTGATGGTAACGGAGTCTCCGATCTTTGTATGGACGCTCAAAATATGTGCAACGCCGCTGCTCGTGCGCTTGCTAATAATATGGGCATCTCCTCAGGTCCACAGGTTGGTGTTAACATTAGTCGACTCCCTGCGGGCGAGGATATTACACAGATGTACCCTTGGAAAATCTGGCAGTTCCAACAATCTGACTACAATGATTCCTCGCCCCCAATGACGTTCTTCCAACCTAATTCTAATGCAGGGGAGTTAATGACTGTATTTGATAAGTTTATGAACTTAGCAGATGAAGTGTCAGGTATCCCTAAATATATGACTGGACAGCATGTTCCTGGTGCGGGACGTACATCGTCAGGGCTGTCTATGTTAATGAGTAACGCAGGAAAATCTATTAAACAGGTTATAAGTAATATTGATTTTGACGTAATACGTCCAATGCTTGAGCGTCAGTATCAAAGAAACTTGCGATACGCAGAAGACCCTGATTTGATTGGGGATGTACAGATACTTGCACGTGGAGCGATGTCTCTTGTTGTTAAAGAAGCTGAAGCTGTACGTAAAAATGAGTTTCTCAGACTTGTTTTGGAAAGCCCAGTTGCACAACAGATTGTTGGTTTGCCAGGTACTGCAGAACTTATGCGCGATATGGCAGGCAACCTTAATACAAATGTTGATCGTCTTGTTCCT